ATGTGTAGTATCAACAAACAAGTAAATTTAGGTGTTTCTTTTGTACTTAGAGACCGCAGGGCAACTAAGCCAACCACCCTGTACTGTATCACTAGAATAAATAGTAAGCAGCACAAAATACCGTTAGGGGTTAAAGTGTTGGCTAGCCAGTGGGATAAAACCTATCAACTAGCTATTATTAGTAACCTACAAAGTAAGCTAGATAACTATAACAACCAAATAGCCAATGAGAAGATAAATGAAATAAAAAGTAAGATTTCAGAATATTTAGACTATATTTGCACTAAAGAAGTAGCAGAATTAAATTTTAACTCACTTAGTAAATTTTTGGTAGGAATGGGAAAAACAGCAGCAGACTTAATAGAGAGTGCTTTTTATTATTTATACCCTAAAGACACAGATACTAGAAAGACCTATATATCTAGGCTTAATAGTTATCTAGAGTACTTAAAGGTTAAGAACTTGGATAGTTTGGAAGTATTTAAGCAGAGCGGATTAAACGCTTATACTAGATACCTCACTGAGAAGGGAGAGAGTAAAGCTATGATTAATGCAAAGTGTGAAATGATTGTTAGGCTTGTAAATAAAGTCTTAGCGATTGAAGAACCCTATCTAAAGTTCAACATTAGCGGAGGCCTACAGTACAATAAGAAGAAGGATAGTAGACCAGATAAAGGTAGATTTGCACTGACCTTAGAGGAGGTACAGGCTATAGAAAAACTAGACTTTGCACCTGCTGAGAAGTACGACCTAAAAACTATCCTACCTAGACAGGAAGACGGTAGTATTAACCCAAAGTACCCACTGAGTCTTAGGGGTAGGTTATTAAGCGAGTATAGGGATATATTTGTCTTACAGTGCAGAACAGGACAACGAGTAAGCGACCTAGCACAGTACTTATTATATATAGTAGGACAGCCAACGGATAAGGTTAAGAAGGTTGAGGTAGAAGGACAGTGCTATTATGAACTAAAGACAAAGAAGAGCCAAGGTAAGGAATGTGCGCTTATTGTAGAAGATGAGTATATTAGAACATTTATAGACAAGTATAATAGGGTTAAGTTTCTAATAGATGTAGCTAAGTTAGATAATAATAACAGCTACTATAATTACGCTATTAAGATGTTGGCAAAGCTAGCAGGAATTGATAGAGAGATAACCTACAGAAACGCACAAGACAAAGAAGTAACAGAACCAGCCTACCTTAAACTATCCTCTCATTGCGCTAGACATACTTTTATAACACAGAAACTAAATGAAGGTGTAAGCCCAGATAAACTATGCTACCTAACAGGACATACAGACGATAATATGATTAAAACTATCTACTCTCACCTAACAAGTACAGATAAGGCTAGAATGGTGGGTGAGGAACTAGTAAAGGTAGGGGCTATTCAAAACCCACCCACCCAATATAATACAGTACAACCTAAACATAAAGAGGCTGTAGATTATGATAGACTGTTGGGAAAGATTGGAAACAGTAAGGGAAGACTTGGGGATATTGCTAAGTGGTTGATAGATAACGATATAAATATAGATACGCTGATTGGATATTATCAGAAACTTAACCCAGACTCTATTAATAAGGTGGGGGACATGGTAATAAGGGCTGATATAATGATGGCTAAATTATTTACACTGAGAGAGTTAATGCAGGGAAGTTAACCCACCCAACCAGACCTAGGAAGTGAGCAGATGTACAGTTAAAAGTATGTCTGCTTTTATTTTACCCTTAACTCATTGGAACACAGGGAGATACGGAAAAACACAGGCTTAGGAAGGGTTGATTAGGTAAGGTATTGATAATCAGTGTGTTATGTGATATTGAAGGAAAATTAGAGCAGATTATGTAGGGGGTGGGGGATATGAGGGTATGTGGGGCGGAAAAACCATGAAAAACACAGGATAAACTAACCACCGCCTTAAGTTGCCCCCCAATTTTTACCCCAAAAAAGGCTAAATCCCTAATATATGAGGTACGTGCGTATGTGCGAACATTTTATAATATGCAATTTTTTAATAAGCCCCTATTTTGTCCCTTTAGACTTGATAGGTGTAAGTGGTAAGTATTGCAGGTATGAAGACCTAGAAGACTTATCTATGAATGATAGTACATTTGTTATCCTGTAATGGTAATAAATGTATGTGGGAAGGTCTACAACCCTTAACAGTAGATAAAGAAGTCATTTATTATCCTGTAGTGGTAATAAATGCAAGTGATAAGGTCTAGAACCCTTAACTATGACAGTAAAACTAAACCAGCTTTGCCCAACTTGAAAAACACAGAGGCAAGGCACAAACTAAAATGAACATGACTAACATCAAACAAGAATCATGGAAAAACATTAAAGGATATGAAACCTTTTACAAGATTAGCAACCTAGGACGAGTGAAGAGCCTAGCTAAGACAATCACTAGGAAAGACGGTGAAGTTAAAAACCTAAGTGAAAAGATAATTAAACCATTCCTAACTAAGAAGGGATATAAACAGATTGTACTAACTAAGGATGGTGATAAAAAGAAACACTACATACATCGATTAGTAGCACAGGCCTTCATACCAAATCCAAACAACCTACCAGAAGTTAATCATATCAACGAGGATAAGCTAGATAATGAAGTAGTTAATCTAGAGTGGCTTAGTAGGATTGATAACATGAGACACGGTACATTACAGGCAAGGAGAGCTGAAAAAGCAAAGAAGACTGTAGAGGTATTAGATAGTGCAGGGACTGTAATAGAGGTCTGTAGAGGACTGAAAGATACTGCTATGAAATATAATACCACTGACTACTATATAAACAGAAGTAGTAAGAACGGTGTAGATTTGATAGGACGTGGACTTTGTAATGTTAACTTTAGAATTAAATAATACTATGTTTGGAATTATATACAAGTGGACAAATAAGAAGAACTGTAAGAAGTATATAGGTCAGACAATACACCCAGAAAAGAGATACCAACAGCATAAGAGAGGTGAAAGGGCAGACAGTCAAATGATAGACAGGGCAATACTTAAATATGGTGCTGAGAACTTTGATTACACCGTACTACTGACTATTCATGCTGAGACTAGAGAGGAACTAAGGGGACTACTAGATGAGGCAGAAATAGCACTTATTAGACTAGAACAAAGCTATTATAAGACAGGACTAGGGTACAATATGACACTAGGCGGAATGACTAGGGGTACTTATAATCACACTGAAGAAACTAAGATAAAACTAAGTAGGATAATGAAAGGTAAGAAACTAAGTGAGGCTGCTAAGAGAAATATAGCAGAAGGACATAGGGGGCTGAAACTAAGTGAACTACATAAAGCAAGCCTACAGAAAGCAAGCCTACAGAAAGCACATAAGGCCGATATGAGACGTATAAGACAGTTTACAGTTGATGGGGTACTAATTGCTGAGTATGATAGTATTAAGGCAGCAGAAAGGACGACAGGGATTAATAGAGGCGGTATTAGTGCTTGTATTAACGGTAGACAACAACGTACCACAGGCAGAGACGGTATTAGTTATATGTGGAAACTAGCAGGATAAATTAAACTATAATAAGACAATGAAAAGTAACAAGGTATTAAGTATTGTAGGCGGTGTTTTATTTATAATTGGAACAGGCCTAATTATGAAGTGTGAACAGATTAAAGCAGAAAGAGGCGCACAACAAGCAAAGTTCCAAAAGGTCTTAGTATTGAAGTCTAAGGCGTATGATAAAAGTAAGACACAGGACAGAATTAAATAGTAATACATTAAAACAGATTAGGAACATGAGAAAGTATATAGTATTTGACAGTAGGAACATGGAAGTAGGTAGATATGAGACTGAACTAGATGTAATACAGGGGCTTAGACTACCTATTAAAAGTACAGATTATGTTAGGCTTTGCTGCAAGGGTGTAATAAAGCGACTAAATGGGTATAAGATAGTCCGTGTAAATTAATATAATAAATCCTAGTGCGTGGCGGATCGGGTCACTACTTTTCGATAAGACACTAGGAACTCTCTAATTTCAAAACGCAAAAAGGCGGCGTTTGTTAATTTATTTTTTAGGGTAGGAAGGTAAGTTCATTGTGTAAAACTATGAACGGCTGATAGATACTACCCAAGTCTAAGCACGGAAAAGGACGACACACGGAAAACCACTGTATAGGCTCAATTCGAAATAATCCCCTTCGATAATGTTTGTACAGTCTGAGCAAGGTGAGTAGTGGGTGTTCGTGTCGATATAGTACGTGCTGACTAAGTGGGTTGTCGGTTAGTGATAATAGATGACGGCTTAGAGTGACAAACAGTAAAGCTAGGATAAGGTTGTCTGCCCAGCCTCTAGCAATGACAGGTTTTTATAGGGTAACTTATAAAGACAGGGTTAGTATAGTAGGGTTAAAACAAAAAACCTCCAAATTCAACTACTATACTACTCCTTAAAACGTCAATTATAATGCAGGTGTAGAAAGCCCCTAGTGTGTAAGGTTGGATTAAAAACCACCTAGGCACTACTTTTCAATAAGGCTAGGGGTGCGAACTTTCAAGGACATGATGGAAGTAGAGGACTGAGCTACATTAAATAAAGACAGTCAAAAGTTGAAAGACACCGCAACTATAAATTAAAGTACTTTTTTGGTAGTCAAAATTATCAAATTTCCTAAGTTCTTCAAGTACTTTAGGAAAGGGTGACACAGTTAGGTATAGGGAAGTGGGACTACTAGGATTGCTCAGATAGTAGGTAAGTTCATTAAACTATGAACGTCGACGGAACTACAGACTAACAAACACATGACAGCTAGATTATAACAGGTCTAGCACAAAGAATAACAAAGTTCATTAAGTAAAACAATGAACGATTAAAATTATTCTCCAAACTCTAATCAATCTACGAACAAGTCGATTAATCTAAGTGTTTCAAGATTAGCGAGTTGTGAGTAATCCCCCAGTGTATAAGGCAGGACTAATCCATACCTGCTTTAATACTATCCTTTAATGTGAGCTGGGGGAACAATGGAATATTAAACTATTACAAAATGAAGGAAGACAAAGATTTTAATGTGACTATATCACTTAGCAAACATGGATATAGGTGTAAAGATGAGTGTAGAGCAGCGGTAATGAATGATAAGGCCGAGATGAAAAGACTAGGGCTAACTGAGACTATGAGATTTAAGAGAACAACACTAAGCCTACCTAACCTACTAGACAGAATAAGACACGGTTTTAGTATGTGCGGTCTATATAGTTATGCGGTGGGGAAAAAGGTTTGGATTAATACTAGTACTGGAAAGTCTTATTATACACTACCCACAGAGAAAGACGGCTATATGAAACGTTGTATTAAAAGGTCTGAGTTCTTTTATGGTAGTATGTTAATTTGTATTGATATAGATGAGACGGCCTATACTGACATACCAACCTACCTAAATAAACTATCATACCTACCTACTTTCTGCTATGCAACTTTTAGCGACAAGCCAGATTCTAGAAGATTTAGACTAGTATATGTGATGTCTAAGGTGTTGAAGTTGAATGAATTTAAGGCAGTATCGACAGTATTACATAGGGAGGTAGAAAAAGATACCCTAGAACGTTGTAAAGATTGTTGCGGTACTAGACAGGACCAGTATTTTAATGGGTGTCGTTGTGATTCGGAGTGTTATAGTAGCGACCTAGTGTATGACTTGAAAGATATAAGGGGGTATTATGATGTACTCTTAGACTTGATAGCAGAAGAGGAAGAAGAACAAAAGATAGCAGTAGACCCTAAACTGATATATGACCTAAAGAACTTAAGCTATGGGATGGTACTGAAAAACTACTATGGAAAGTTTGAGTACTACTATAGGTCTAAGGTTGAGTTCGATGAAGGACAGGAAATTAAGTTAGTCAGTGAAGAGAACGGTTACTATGAACTTTACTACAGATGGGAAAATGACCAGCCCAAGAAATACAAAGACGGTGAACATAGAAGGGCTAAGATGGGTAATTATGCAAGACTAAGAAGGTTGATTAAGCCAGATGTAACAAGTGATGAACTCCTACTTAACTTGTATATAGACCGTGAACGTTTCTTTGATAACTCGGATGATGTACTGACTATTGATTACTTGGTTGGGGTTGTAAAGAAAGCAATGAGAAAAGACCTACCTACACTACAGGCTGAATATGAAGAGTCTAGAAAGGTAATTAAAAAAGTAATGAAGTCGGAATATCACCAAAAGAAAGTAGTAGTTAATACAGGACTAGTGAGTAGGAAACTAGAACGTGGTAGAATGCAAGGACTAATTAATAAAGGTATCAAGGAATGGAACTACTATGAAATTGACTTGTACTATAACCCAGAATTGACAGTAAAGGAAAACTTAGACCTACTTAAGAAAAACGGTATAGAAGTTTGTGAGAAGACCCTATATAATTACTGTAAGGATAGAGGTATAGAAACAGGGGTAGACTTTAAGAAACTAATAGACCCAAACCTTAGCAGTCGTAAAAACCTAGAACTACTGAAAGCACAAGGTTATAAGATTGGGCTAAATAAGGTACAGAAACTATTAAAAGAGTGTTCATTAAGTAGGACAATGAACGATAACCAGTTCCAACCCTAAACAATAATGGGGAAGGGACACAAAACAAAAGGAGAGATAAATTATGAAGACTGTAAATTATGCACTGATTGAGAAGTACTATGATGAGAGACTAAGTAAGAAGGAAAACTTAGAACAACTGAAAGCTAAGGGAATTGAAGTAGGTAGAGCAAGCCTATATAATTACTGTAAAGATAAAGGAATAAGTGATAGATTAGGTGAGGATGAACTGAAACACCTAATAAATCCTATGCAGACAGTAAGACAGAACATAGATATACTGAAAACTAAAGGGTACAGAATAGGTAATAAGAAGGTTTGTAAGATATTGAAAGAACTAAAAGAACAGCCTACCTATGAATTGAAAGAGGATAATAAGGATGAGAAAGGAAAAGGTGAACTAGTGCTAAGTGTCAGTAGTAATAGGCCTGTAAAGATAAAGATAACAGGAGATAATGAACTTAGTATAACCCTAGAAGACACCGATAAAACACTAACAGATACAACAACTATAAACATCTATAAAAATTAAGACCTATGAAGACAGTAGATTATGGTAAAATTGAAAGCCTGTATAACACTAGATTAAGCATACAGGAAAACTTAGAGGTACTTAGACAGAATGGTATAGAGGTGGGTAAAACTAGTCTCTATAATTACTGCAAGAATAAAGGTATAGGTGATAGACTTAGTGATGATGAGCTGAGACACTTATTAAACCCAAGACAAACTATAATGCAGAACCTAGAGACAATCAAGGGGCAAGGGTATAGGATTAGTAAGGATAGAATTAGTAAGATATTAAAGGAGAGTTCATTAAGTAGACCTAGTGATGATGAAGGACAGGTTAAGACAGAAATACAGCCTACACCTAAACCTACATTGATTGACTCAGTAGGACTTGATAAATTTCTAAGTAGCCTAAACCCTAACATTAATATAGACTTGGAAAATAAGGAAAAGAACGATAATGTAACGGAATTAAAGGAAAAGGTAGAAGGTGGGGACTTGGAAAATAAGGAAAAGCCTGTAGTAGAAGAAGTGAAACCTACTGTACAGGAATCTACTAACCCACTATGTAACCTAAGATTTGATTTTGCTAAGTTAATGGGAGATTTCTAAAGTGTTGATTATTAATGGGATAGCGCACGGCTCGGCAAGGCCAGCGCGCCCATGATAATATAGTTACACACTCAGTCTAAAACTGAGAGTGTGTAACGGTTATAGTGTAATTAAGTTACACTATTATATAGAAGGATTACAAAAATAGAGTCACCTAGGAGACGTGAATATAAGCCCAATTTAGCCAATTATTACGTAACTAACTGATATGTAGTAAGTTAGGGTAAAAACAGCCTTAAACTAGGGTTACTTGGAATTGAAGGAAGTTACTTGGAATTGAAGGAAGTTACTTGGAATTGAAGGAAGTTACTTGGAATTGAAGGAACGACATTATTTATTAACCGTCTTAGTAATCAAACTAGGACATAAAAACATTAAATAGATATGACAGCAGCAGTATTAAATCAGACTGAGACAATGACAGAAGAGGCTAGAAGAGAGTATAGCCGTCAACTTGAAAAGGAGTTATTCGGTGATGTACAGGATAACAGGGAAACAATCTTACCTAGCAAACCAAAGACTATTAAGAAGGATGATACAGTTAAGCTAAGTAAGAAGGAAGAGAAGGAACAGGCAAGGGAGAAGTTTTTATCTACCTTAGAGAATGTTAGGTATAATGATGAGTCTAAGCGTTTAAGCCTCTACACATTTGACGGTCGTAGTAATGATATGTTTTGGGAAATGGTTTTAGAGTCTAGGAGGAAGAAGTTAGCAGGTATTGTAGATGAGCCTGTAGATAATACCCCAAGCAATTCAATCCCACCTACTACTACTAATCAATCAGACCCTTACCAATCAGACCCTATGTTAAGAAGTCTAGGTTTAACAGGGAACGAGAAAGAGGACAACATTAAGATACAGAATAGCTTATTAGGTCTTAGTGGCAAGTGGGATAAACTTTAATCAAGGAGGACAGCAGCAATGAAGAAGAATATAGAGAAGTCAGTATTAGATAAGAAGGGTGTAGAGATAGAACGTGCAACCCTAGACAATGAAGTACAGGAGCTAACAAAGGAAGAAGTACTAGAAAGGTTTAAGCAGGCAACAGAAAGACGACAACTACCTAAGAAAAGCTGGTTAGATTATAGGGTATTCTAGTGTACAATATTGCAAGTACCAAGCCCTACAATCCTAATAAGTAGAGAGGATAATAGGGAAGTATGTAATATTGCAGTCTACAAGCCCTAGAATCCTAATAAGTAAGAAAGAAATTGTTTTCAATCTGTAATAGTTTATTGTCATAATTAGGTAGGGGTTAGTAGTGATATTAGCCCTTACCACTTTACTAATACAGACTGAGAACTAAACACTAATAAACTATGCCAACAATATACAGGCCACCAAGGAACACTAACAAAGATTCTTACAGTGCCAAACGAAAAGCAGAACGACAGGCAGTATATAGTAGCACAACATGGAAACAACTAAGAGAGACAAAGCTAAGACAGAAACCCTTATGTGAATGTTGTCTTAAGAAGGGTGTAGTACGAATTGCAAAGGACGTACACCACTTAGTTAGTTTTATGTCTACTAGTAATCCTGTTGAGAGAGATAGACTAGCGTATGACTTAGATAACCTTCAATCAATCTGTAGGGAATGTCACAACGCTATCCACAACCCAAAGAAGAATAACACAACACCTAGTAATAATGATGTAGGGGAAGACTTACAGTACTAGGTAGAAGTATAAAGTCAGATGATAATGTTAGTTATTACAGGGGTGAGGTAGAGAGTAAAGTGTAACAGTTTGATTTTAAGCACTTTATACCCCCGCCCCTATCTAACTATTTGACTATCAACGTTTTACCCCACCCCAGTTTTATTTGCACATGGGAGGGTAATTTTTAACACATTTTGAGATTATGACAAGAACATTAGATGAAGTCTTAGATATATTGAGACAAGATTACAAGAGACCAATATTAAACCTAGTAGATGGGGTTTGGACCTACTATAATTCCTGTAAGAGTTATAGAGGTGAACTAGAATTTTTATACCTAGGTGACATAACAGACCCAACTACACCCCACTTAGATACTGAACTAGGGGGAGAAGACATACAGTACTTACCCAGCTTAGAAATGTTAACAGGTAAGGAGGAACAAGCTAGGCAGAACTTAACAAACCTAGAAAGAGCAGGCTATCACATCTACATCTTAGCATATAGAATAGGTGTACAAGATATGTTAGCAAAGCGAATGAGATATATAATGTTTGCGAGTCGTTCCTACATGACAGACGACTTACCCACAGACGACTACCACCGTGAAAAGTGTGAGTTGGTAAATCGTTCCTTAAATCTACTAGAAAAATTATATAATGAGTAATACTAGCTTAAATAAATCTAAGGCAGCAAAGAATGATGAATACTACACAAGGCTAGAAGACATTGAGAAGGAACTAGTATATTACAGTCCATACCTAAAAGGAAAGAAGGTAGTTTGTAATTGTGATAGTGAGGCTAGTATGTTTTGGACTTACTTAACTACTAACTATGATAGTCTAGGATTAAAGGGACTAACAGCAACTCATAGCCCTACTGACTATCCAACTTACAGTAACTATCCAGCTATCAATGTGAATAAGGTAAAGGACATCCCAAGCGACTATAAAGGGTTAATGGGTGTCCCTGTTAATTTTCTGACTAAGCACTGTAGCAGTCAATTTAGGATAGTAGATAGGTTGAATAATCCAAAGCTAGGTGAGAGGACAATCTATAAGCGTGTAATAATTGAAAGAATATGAAAAGACTAAATCACTTAGAATTATTTGCAGGTATTGGTGGGTTTAGTAGGGCAGCAGAACTATTATACATTGATAGTGGCTTAGAGATACCAACCATAGCATACAGTGAGATAGATAAGCACGCAGTGAAGACCTATCAAGCAATACACCCAAGCAGTAAATATAGTTTAGCAATGGGTGACTTAATAGCATGGAATCAGACTAAGGATTATATAACTAGGAACTTAGATATAGATATTTTAACTGGTGGCTTTCCATGTCAGACTTTTAGTAGTGCAGGCAAGAGGGCAGGATTTCAAGACCCAAGAGGAACGCTATACAATGAGATAGTACACATCCTAGAAGTCAAGAAGAAACAGTACAAGCCTATCCCTTTTGTACTCTTAGAGAATGTAAGGGGGCTATTAACACACGATAAGGGTAATACTTTTAAGACTATCCAAGCAAGCCTATCTAATCTAGGCTACACTGTATACTGGGATTTATTCAATGCAGTAGATTTTAAGTTAGCACAGAATAGGAACAGGCTTATAATTTTTGCCACCACCTTAGACCTGCCCAACTTTACCTTCACATCAAATAAGGTTAGGGACGTATTTAACAGGGACTACAGGAAGGAATGGAGCCTAAATAATCAGTCTGAGGTATTGGATGTCCTAGATAAAAAGGTAGACTGCAAGTATAACACCTCAACTAGTCCAACATACAGGGCTTACTTATTGGGGGAAAATACAAGCTACACAACTAAGCCAAAATTTGATAGACCAATAGCAGCGACCTTAACCTGCAAATCTGATAGAAGGGCAGGAATGGGAAACTACTATACACATCATTATATACAAACAGGTACGAGGAAACCAAACCCAGACTATCACACCGAGCCACTTAGAAGAATTACACCTACTGAGTCATTTAAGTTACAAGGATTTACAGGACACGATGTAGACCTAGCAAGACAGGCAGGGGTAAGTGATACGCAATTATATAAACAGGCAGGTAATAGTTATGCGGTTAATATGTTCTATGCAATTTCACACTACCTGTTTAATGACCAAAGAATACAGGAAAAACTATGATAACTAAGAAAAAGATACAAAACCTATACCCAGATGTTAGGGAGTCAGTGCAGGAATATATGTACAACGCCTATAAATACCTAGAGTCTGAGTATGGGGAAGTTAAGGCAGAATGGAAAGCAGCCCTATCCCTTTTATCTGAGTCGCTAGATATGTTCTATCAGTGTAAGGAAAGAATTAAGAAGGATGGACTACTAATTAATGATAGATACGGTAATCCCAATAAACACCCCTTACTACAAATCCAAACAGCCTATCAGATACAGATATTAAAGGTAGTGAAAGAGTTAGGACTATCACCCCTAGCAAGTAGTAAGATAGCGGATAAGCCAGAGAAGGGGGAACAGGAACTTAGTGCAGAGGATTTCATAACTAAACTAACAGCAGGATAATATGGAACATTTATACAAGGGCAGCGAGTTGAGAATTAAGCCCCAAGGATTCGTAGAAGGTGGACAAGTTACATTCTTTACAGTAAATCCTAAGTTTGGTACTATCTTAACAGCTACAGACGATGAGGGTTATATGTTTCTATCTTGGCCTCACCTTCAATATATGGGGAAAGGCGTACTGCAATATAAGGTGAATAATCCGAGTACAGGAATTGATAGACTAATTACCACTGAATATTATATAGACTCAGATTTAGAGGTAGATGACACTGAGACCCTAGGTAATGTTAGTGAAAGGATAGAAAATACTGTTAGCGGTAAGTTGACAGAGAAGATAGATGCAGGTATTGAGAAGGTAACAAGGTCAGCACAGGAACAGGTAGATAGTGCAAGTAATAGAATTAAAGAACTAGGTACTACAATTTCTACTACCACAACAACACTAGGCAAGAGTGTAGATAGTGCTTTAGATGAGGTAAACACTAAGGTAACACAGAAACTAGGAACGGTTGATAGTAGGTTGACAGAAATACAGGCAGACTTAACTACTAAATGTCCTTATGTCGGTGGAGATTACTATGTATATAATTACGACAGAACTACAGGAAGTCAAAAGAAGACCAGCCTATTCGTAAAAGGACAGGATGGTAGGGACGGTATAGACGGTAGAAGTAAGGAAGTAAGACACCAACCAACAGACACTACAGTTACGATTAATAGCGGTGAGTTTCATGTGTGGGAAGTGGTAGAAAGTCTTAATATTACCCTACAACCAGCCCCTAACAGCCCTTTCCTAGATGAGTACGGATTTATTTTTAAGACAGGAAGTACAGCACCTAGAATCAGTCTACCATCTAACATCAAACTACCACGTACATTTATTATCTTACCAAATCATATCTACACTGTTACTATCTTAGGTACGGTATTAGAGTTTGGGAGTCAATCATTATAAAAGGGTATGAAGAAATATATTAAAGAAGGACACCAATTTGACGGTTACTTGGAAATAGACGGTAAGACAGTAATTAACCCAACTGAGGAAGAACTAGTAGCAGCAGGATGGCAAGCAGTAGAGGAAATTCCAACTACTGACCAACTAGAGGATATAGTAGAGGAGGAACACAAAGAGCCAACAGAGGAAGAACTACTACAGGCTGCAATATTACAGAAGATTAATGACATACGGTATTACGACAGTTCAGATGAGATTAATAGTTTCACAGTTGGCAGTCTTAAGATGTGGCTAGATAAACAGGAAAGGTGTATCTTATATGCAGCACTCCTAGCACATGAACAGTTAGGTAAGGAGACGATGACTAAAATTTATCACGGTCACACATTTACCTACCCTTTAGCACAGTGGAGACAACTATTAGGACTCATTGAATTATACGCTACAGACTGCTTGAACTGTACAGAAACTCATATAGAGGCCGTTAAAAGACTTACTAATAGAGAGGAAGTACTAGCATACGACTACAAACAGAATTACCCAGACCCTTTAATACTAGGATAAAGATTATGACAGATGCAAAATACTTATCTTATGCTCAGTCAGTCTTAGATGGTAAGGTGTTAGTCTGTAAATATATTAGATTAGCTTGTAAACGTTACTTGGATTGGTTTAACAAGGATGATAGGTATTTTGATTCTAAGGCAGTTGATAAGGTAGTTAATTTCTTACAAAAGCTACCACAGTCTACAGGTAAATTTGCTGGCAAGCCCTTAGTATTGCAGGAATGGCAGAAATGGGTAGTAGCTAGTATATACGGCTTTAAGTGGTGTTCAGATAATACTAGAGTCGTAAGAGAAGTATATATAGAGGTGGCCCGTAAATGTGGAAAAAGTACACTAGCAGCAGGTTTAATGTTATATCACCTCATCGCTGACGGTGAGTGTGAAAGTCAAGTAATTTTCGCAGCTAATTCCTATGCACAAGCACAGCTAGCTTTTACGATGTCTAAGAACTTTATTAGTAGCATAGACAAGAAGGGTAAGTACTTTAATTATTACAGGGATTCTATTAAGTTTCCCCTTACTAAGTCTACTATGAAGGTTGTTAGTTCAGATGCGAACAAATTGGACGGTCTAAACTGTAGTGCTTTTTGTCTAGATGAGTACCACGCAGCAAAATCTAATAATACTGCAAATGTCCTAACAAGTAGCGTAGGAATGAGAACCCAGCCCCTAATGCTTTATATTACTACAGCTGGCTTTGATATGTCTAATCCATGCTACCAACTTAGAAGTACATTTATAAGTATCTTGGAAGGTAAGGCAGAAGATGATAGTATATTTTCAGCTATCTATACCCTAGACAAGGGGGACGACATTGAAGACCCTAAGAACTGGGTAAAGTGTCAACCAAACCTAGGGCTTACTGTAACTGAATCTTACTTACAATCTGAACTAAGGAAAGCAAAGAATAGCCCTTTATTACTCACTAATTATAAAACTAAGTTAATGAATATCTGGTGTAGTAATGAAAGGGGTGAGTGGATTCCTAGTAGATACATACAGGACTCTATGACACCTATAGACCTACAAGACCCAATATTTCAAGGGTGTACAGGTTATCTTGGGATTGACCTTTCAAGTACCTCAGATATTACAGCGGTAAGTATTCTAATCCCACTAGACAATATAATCTACTTAAAGTCATGGTATTACTTACCAGAATCTGCCCTAGTTGAAAGTAGCAACGCAGATAAATATAAGTATTGGAAGGAGAGAGGACTACTAACGGTAACTAGTGGAAACGTGGTAGATTATTGTAAAGTCATCGTAGATATACAGGCTATTAACAAGACTATACCTATTGAGTGTATATCTTATGACCAGTGGCAGAGTACAATGGCAATTATTAAGCTAACTGAACTAGGATTTAACTGCCAACCATACAGCCAAACGACAGGCAGCATGAACAGACCTACAAGGCACTTGGAAATGATAGCACGTAATGGGACACTCAAGCTAGATAAGAACTTAATAACTAGTTGGATGTTTGGTAATTGTGAGATTATGGAAGACAGTAACGGTAATATTAAGCCAGTCAAGCAGAATAATAATAGTGAACGTAAGATAGACGGTGTACACTCAACTCTTAATGCACTAGGTAAATATTTAGAACAGCCACGATATAATAACGAAATAACAGGATTTAATTTTTAACCATGAAAATACTAGGATTAAATATAAGTAGGGACAAGCCAGAAAAACGAGGCCAACCCTTTTATAACCCTAACTTATCAGAAAGTCTAGGGTGGGGTTTTGGTTATCAGTCAGGCAGTGCTATGAGTCTTAGTGCGGTCTATTGTGCAGTTAACCTTATTAGTGATTCAATCGCTACCCTACCTATTCAAGTCAAGGCAAAGAATACAAAGGGAACAGACCTACTAGACAGTCACCCACTTTATGACATCTTTACTAACAATAGGATGACACGCTATACACTACTTAAGAATATAGTACAGTCTGTTTTATTGAAGGGTAACGCTTATGTACTAATTGAGAGAAAGGGTAACGGTAAGGATGTAGTAGGTCTTAGATACTTGCCTGCTGATGATGTACAGTGTAATTATAGGAAGGAAGATAACACCCTATACTATACCTGTTCATACATAGGTGCTAGACAGATACAACCTAGTGAGATTCTACATTTTCTTAGGTACAGTGTTGACGGTGTACAGGGTATTAGTGTTCTGAGTCATGCAGCTAGAAGTCTCAATATCGCACAGCAAACCGAGCAGGTAGCAGAGAACTTTTTTAGTAATGGTTGCAACTTAAACGGTATTATCAAGGTACACAGTAATCTAAGTGAGGAACAAAAGCAGGCAATATCTACTAATTGGCGGTCTACATTTGGGCAAGGTAATCAAGGCGGAGGCGTAGTTGTGCTGCCTGTAAATATGGATTATCAGCCTATCAGTATTAACGGCTCAGATGCTCAGATGTTAGAGTCTAGAAATTTTAGTGTAGTTGATATAGCTAGATTTTTCAACATATCCCCTGTATTACTCGGAGACCTAAGCAAAAGTAGTTATAGTAGTGTTGGTGAATCTAACTTACAATACCTTACTTACACGCTTAACCCCTATATTGTGATGATAGAGGAGGAACTAAACAGGAAACTTACAGGCGGTACTGGATTAGAAATAGGCTTAGATGAAACTGCAATACTGAGAACGAATAAGGCAGAATTAGCAGGGTACTATAACAGTCTCCTTAGTATGGGTGTCTTATCAATTAATGAAGTAAGAAAACAGCTAGGATATAACCCTGTTGAGAATGGAGACAGCCACAACCTAGCCTATAATGATGTATCTAAAACTAACCTAACAAGTAGTACAGATGAGGAAGGATAACAACATAGAAATACGTGCAACCAACAGTACCCCAGTAGTAAATCCAGACAGTAGAACAGTAGAAGGTTATGCAGTAGTTTTTAACAGCCAAAGTGAAGACCTAGGATTTTATGAGACTATTAACCCTGCTGCAATCACTGAGGAAGTACTAATGAGGTCTGATGTATTTTGCCTATTTAACCATGACCAAGACAAAGTACTAGCTAGGTCTAAGTATGGTACAGGTAGCTTACAATTACAGCTAGATGAACAAGGACTTAAATATACATTTCAAGCCCCAAACACTGACATAGGCAACTCATTACTAGAATATCTGAAACGTGGTGACATTGATAGTAGCAGTTTCGCTTTTACAGTTAGCACAGATGAAGGTAGCGAGGTATGGACGACAGGAACAGACGGCAGGCAATACAGAGAAATTCTTAAGATTGATGAGTTACACGATGTTAGCCCTGTTTGGAATCCAGCTTACACAAGTACCTCAGTAAGTCAGAGAACACTAGATAAACTTAACCAACTAAGAGAAATGCAGGACGAGAAAGAGAAAGAAGTACAGGAAGAGACTGTAGAGAAGACTGATGAGGTACAGAATGAAGAAGTACCAACACAGGAAGAAGTAGAAAAGAAAAACACTGACACAGAGGACAAGGAAGTACAGGACAAGGAAGAAACTGTAGAGAAGTCTGATGAGGAAGTAGTAGACGAGGATAAGGACAAGGATAACGATGTTGAGGGTGAAGATAAGGAAGATAAAGAGACACGCTCAGCACGAACACACAAACATATTAATATTAATACGATGAAAGAACAGAGATTTAGTTTACTCAAGGCTATTAGAAATGTAGCAGAAAACAGACAGCTCGATAATGTAACGGCAGCAGTTTGTAATGAGGGTATGAAGGAAATGAGGGCAGCTGGTTTGAGCACTGTAGGCCAGATTTATATTCCTACCATGGAAACACGTGCAGCAGTTTCAGTAGCTAGTGAGGGTGCAGATGTAGTAGCAACAGACTTATACGATATTATTGAGCCTCTCCGTGCAAAGAATGTCCTAGTACAGGCAGGTGCAAAGTTCTATACAGGCTTGACTAATAGTGCACAGATTCCAGTAATGACAGGCTCTAATGTGAACTGGGCAGGTGAGACAGCAGCAGCAACAGACGGTAATGTACTGTTTAACAATGTAACACTGACACCTAAGCGACTTACTGCTTATGTTGATATTTCTAAGATGTTACTTGCACAGGATTCTATCGGTGTTGAGAATGCAATTAGACAGGACCTTATCAATGCTATTAACTCAAAGCTCGAGAACACGATTTTGGGCAAGGGTGCAAAGTCAGCTACAACCCCTGCAGGTATCTTCAACGGTAAGACCCCAACTAAGGTTACTGATTTTGAGGGCTTGGTAGGTCTTGAGGCAAAGGTTGAGGAGGCTAATGTACTCGGTGGTATTTCATATATTGCCTCACCTTCTGCACGTGCTAGTTTTAGAAACATGATGAAGGGTTCTAGAGGTACAGCCCAGCTTGCTTATACTGATGGTACATTGGACGGTACACCAGTTTACTCAACATCAAATGTAGAGGCTAAGACCTTTGTAGTAGGTGATTTCTCTAACTTGGCTATCGGTAGTTGGGGCGGTCTGGATATTGTCGTTGATAACTATACACAGGCGGTTAATGGTATGATTAGGTTAGTAGTTAATGCTTACTTTGATGCAGCACTTATCAGACCAGAGGCTTTCCAGTACGGTACTTTCGCAGTCTAATATCATAAACTAATCTATATGTACGTAAACTTAGCACAAATCAAGAAGCACCTTAACATAGATACTAGCTTTCATGATGACGATGAGTACCTAGTAGATTTGGGACAGGTAGCAGAAAAGGCAGTAGAACGACATATAGATGACAATTTAGAGAATATATATATAGCTAGTGGGGGAGAACAACTACCAGCCCCCCTAGTTCACTCAATATTATTACTCTTAGGTAATCTATATGCAAACCGTGAATCTATTGCATATACTAGTCTCACTGAAATACCTTATAACCTAACATACTTATTAGACTTATATAAGAATTACAGTAAGAGGTACACAGGCGGAGACGATAAATTAAAATAAGAATGAGGACAGGACTACTAACAGAAACCATAGGGATATACAGAACTGAGATATTACAGGATGATTTCGGAGGCACTACTAATCAACACAGGCTACTAACTACTACAAGGGCTAACATAATCTATAAGACAGGTAGCAGGGAGATAGTTAATGATGAACTAGTTTACTCTTATCCAGTTACCTTTGAAGTATGGGACTATATTAAGATACAGGAAAATACAGATTATATCCTGCACCAAGGTAAAAAGTATAGAGTCCTTTCAGTTATTCCTATGAAGTCACAGCAAAAGAAGGTAATAGAAACAGAGCTAATCAATGAATAACGACAACTTAGAACTAACAGGGGTAGATGAACTTGTTAAGAAATTCACAGAACTAACAGGACGTGAACAGACCAAGGCTAAAAACACTGCACTAAAAAAAGGTAGTGATATTCTAGTTAAGGCAGCTAGGCAGAGTCTCAGAACAGTAACCAAGGGCTATAATCGTCCTAACTGGTGGAATGGCAAAACGCTAGAGTCTGGTATCAAGTATAGTAAGCCAAGTAGGGATAGTGACGTAGCTAAGGTGCATATCATGGCTGATTTTCGCTTAAAATTTTGGGAACTTGGTACACAGTTGAGAAAAACCAAGGCAGGTGCTAGTAGGGGTGTTCATAAGCGACATAGTTTTTTCCAACCCACTGTACAATCTAAGATGTCAGAAGTTGAGGACTCAATGTCTAGGTTATTCTCAGAGTCTATTGATAAGATATGGAATAAGAAGTAATGGAGAGTTTAGAATTAGGTAGGGTAGTTAAATCTATCCTACTACAAGACGAGGAATTAAGTAGGCAAGTAGGAAGTAAAATTTTTCCACTAGTCGCTGATAAAGGTACTAGTTTCCCTTTCATTGTTTATCGAAGGGACGGACTAACACCTAGCAGCAATAAAGATAAGCTAGTCTATGATACACAGGTTAGGATATCATTAATTGTAGCTAGTAGTGATTATAGACAGGGGCTAGGAATATGTAGTAAGGTAATAGATGTCTTACTAGCAAGCCAAGGTAGAACTATAGGGGGACTAGAGATAACAGACCTAGAACTACAGGACACTAGCGAGGAATATAGGGAAGACACATTCCTACAGCTACTTAGTATAACAGTAAATATAAAAAATAAATAACATAATATGGCAAGTGTAACCAAAGGACGTGACCTAATGCTTTTTATTAATGGAAAGTCTATCGCTTTTGCAACTAGTCACAGTCTTTCAATTAGCCAAGATACAACGGAAACGACTAGTAAAGATTCTGGTGGTAAGTGGGTATCAGCACAGGCAGGAAAAATCAGCTGGGAAATGTCAACAGAAAATCTAATGTCAAATGATGGTGAAGGTGTAGGCTTTGAACAACTCTTTGATATTATGACAGCACAGACCCCAATAGATGCCGTCTTTGCCCTAGAGAAGAACTATAAGACAAAGGCAGATGAGGTAACTAAAGGCGGTTGGATTCCTTCAACTACAGGCACATATACAGGCAAGGTATTAATTACCAGCCTAGAGTGTTCAGCACCAAATGAGGATAACGCTACATTTTCTGCTACTTTTACAGGCGTAGGACCGCTTAAGAAGGTGGCAACAGCATAAAGAAATAATAATGAAACAGGGCTATACCTATTATATCCAAACTTAACAAGGGTGTAGTAGGTAGCCCAATAATTTTTTAATCATGAATGTAATAACTATTAATAACAAGGAGCTTAAATTAAAATATAGTGTACGTAGTATGATGCTTTTCGAGGCAGCAGCTAATAAATTATTTAGTCTCGATACACTTAGCGACCAGTACCTTTTTCTATATTGTTGTATCATAGCAGGTAACAAAGACACTGACCTAACCTTTGATAAACTCTTAGACAGCATAGATGAAGACCCTAGTATTTTTACAGTCTATACAGATTTCATGAAAAGGGAATTATCTAGACAAGCAGAGTTTAAGGGTAAGGATGACACTAAGAAAGGTGAGGATAAGGGAAAAAACTAGGAATGGCAGATGTATTTAGTATCTTAGTATTTCAAGGCAACCTAGACCCCGAGTATGTACTAGACAGGATGAGTATGTTAGAATTACACGTACTAGTTAAGAATCTGTACAGGGCTAAACAGGATGACTGGGATATAGCAAGACAGACTATTTTTACATCTGCCAAGGTAATGGGTGGTACTAAAGAGACTAACCCAAGGAAATTTATGCCCTTACCATGGGATAACTTAGAAGGTAGTACAGGTGATAAAGACCCACTACCAACCAAGGAGGACATAGAAAGACTTAAACAGAAAGCGAAGGAATATGGCACAAGAATTAAAAACAGTAATACGACTTGATGATAAGCAGTTCAAATCAATTATAGATAAGGTAAAATCGGAGGTAGGTGATACTGAGACTGTTTTTAAGACTAGTAGCGGTAATATCAAAAGGGAACTAAAAGCAATCCAAGGCGAGTTAGCTAATATGCTGCTCAATGGTGTAGACCCTGCTAGTGAGAAATTCCAACAACTAGCAGCAAGGGCAGGTAGTATCAAGGACGCTATGGGTGATGCAAAGGCAGTAGTAGGTGATTTTGCTAATGATGTACGAGGCCTAGCAGGTATAACAGATGTAGCAGGTAGTGTAGTAGGTGCTTTTCAAGTAGGTGCTGGTGCTATGGCTATGTTTGGTGTAGAGTCAGAGCAGGCACAGCAAACCCTTACTAAACTTGCAGGTGCTATGAGTGTCTTAAATGGTATAACACAGCTACAAAACACCTTCATGGACCAGTCAAGCGGTACATATAGGGCTTATCATGCACTGCTTAGGTTAGTAGGTATAGAACAATCAAACCTAACTACTACAGTCTCAGCTAATACTACTGCACAGGCTACTAATACAACAACACAGGCAGCAGGGACAACAGCACTAACGGCTAATACGACAGTTAAACAAGCAAATGCAGTAGCGACAACTGAAACTACCACGGCCACAGCAGCAAATACAGTAGCGACAGAAGGGGCAACAGTAGCAACAGGAGGACTAACAGTAGCACAAGGGGCAGCAACAGTAGCAAGTAAAGCCCTAAGAGTTGCCCTATCTGCAATTGGTATAGGTATCTTGATTTCCTTAGTAGCAGCACTGTATCAGAAATTCGATGACTTAACAGATAGATTTAAGACTGCTGAGGGTGCTAGTAGTAAGATGGCGCAAGCATGGAACAAACTAAAGGTAGTTGCGGTTGGTATCGGGAATGTCATTTGGGAACACATGATATATCCCCTTAAGATGTTTGCAGGAATTGTTCGGGATATTATTAATGGTGATTGGGATAAAATAGTTAGTAATGCAGTACAGAGCTTCAAGGGTGGCCACGATGTAATAGGGAATTATAAGTACGCAGCTAACAAGGAGAAAGGTAAGCAGGCAGAAGAGAAAAAAGATAGTGAAGACAAGGCAGCAATAAAGAAGATTAATGATAACTTAGAGGCTGAGAACGCTAAAAAGGGTAGCTCAATAAATAGAGAGATAGCAGCAAGCCAAGATAGACTTAAGCACCTAAAGAAAGATAGTGAAGAGTACAGGAAGGAATATAATAAGCTAGAGGACTTAAAGAGGCAAAAGAGAGAGCAGGCAGCCCAACAAAGCAAGAAAGCAAGCCAAGCAGCACAGAGAGCCAAGGAACAAGCAGCACGAAAAGCAGAGGCAGCAAGGAAGGCAGCACAAGCCAAGGCACAGAGGGCAGCAGAAGAGGCAAAGCGAAAAGCAGAGAAGATAGCAGATGACCAAAAGAGCTTAAAGCAGACTATCGAAACTGAGACCGTCAATAATAACAAGGGTAGTAGGAAGACAGATGAGGAACAGTTAAAAAATGCGTATGGGTCTGATAAGAGTAACGTAATCAATACACAGGCAGCACTAAACAACCAACTTAAGATTATTGAAGACTACTACACTAAGATAGAAGGTTTCAGACAGGCAGACTTAGCAGATGAGGTAGCAGCAGTTTCTAAAAAGTATGACACCTTAGCAGAAAAAGCACACGGTAACACTGAACTACTCACACAGCTAGAGGAACAGAAACAGGCAGCAATATCTAACATACAGGCTGAGTATGCTAACAAATATACTGAACTACTAGACCAAAGGGCAAGGGATGAGAAAGAGGCAAGTGATAAACTACTAAACCCACTTATCGACAAGGCTAGACAGTTAGGACAGGAACTAGGTAGAAGTCTAGACCTTAAGGGACTTGATTTTTCTGCACTTACTAAACTTACTGAGGAGCTACAGAAGTCAGTAGATGGTATGATAGAACTACAGAAGGTTAAGGATAGCTTAGGTAGTTTTGAGGATAGCGGTATTACAAAGATGTTAGATGATGCCAAGTCCTTACAACAGATACTAGGGTCTTCAATGGCTAGTGACGGTGAGAAGATAGGTGCTAGTATGGTGTTTATGTCTCAAGCAATACAACAACTAGGACAAGACAGTGCAGCAGCCAAGGCAGGTTTAGTCTTACAGGCAATAGGTCAGATTATCTTAGGTTTTGCACAAGCCAGCGCACAAGATTCTAAACTGGGCGTTATTGGATGGGTCGCAGCGATTGCAGCAGGTACGGCAGTAATGATTAGTACAATATCACAGTTACAATCATTCTCACAGGGTGGTATATTCCAAGGTAGTAAGACAGTAGGAGACCATAACCTAGCACGTGTTAACGCAGGTGAGATGATACTAACCAACACACAACAAGGAAACCTATTTAGAATCTTAGATAACAATACAGCAGGTCTAGGTGGTAATGGTGTAGGTGTTAGTAGTGTAAGGGTGAAAGGTAGCGACTTATACCTAGCCTTAAGTAATTATAGTAAGGTTCAAAGTAAAACAGGAAGGAGAGTACTATGATATTAAGAGGTGAATTTAGGGACTTATCGGATGAACTACTAACCGTCCTAATTAAAAGTGGTGGTAGTGGGGAAGTTAAGGAGATAGGCAAGGATGGTTTATACTTTGCAGCTGACCCTGTATTAATTGAAGAAAGTATAGAAGACATAACAGAACACGTAATAAGAAAGTCAGCCACTATTAACTTAGTCGTCAGTGATTATCTAGGCGACTTACTTTTTACTGGTGCTGCTAGAGATATAGTAGTAAACATTTGGAAGGGTAGTGAGTGTGTTTTTGCAGGTTATGTAGAGCCAGCCACATTTAGCCAACCATTTAATAGTAATGTTGATGAGTTTACCCTTAACTGTACAGACTTTCTTAGTACCCTTCAATATACTAGTTACAAGAATATAGTACCCCTAAACTATAGACAGGCGGTACAGGAGGCAGGTAGTACTAGTTTTATGGAAGTCTTGGGTAGGATATTTGATACAAGTGGACTAAACCTAAGCAACAACAAAAAAACAAGGCTACTATATGACCAGTCTAAGGGAACGGCAATGGGAAAGGAAGGTACTGTATTTGAAGAGCTAAGTATTAGTGAGTTGTTCATAATTGGTAAGGATGAGGATAGCACATGGACGAATGAAGACCTACTAAAGGAAGTCATGCAGTATCTTAACCTACATATCAGACAGGAAGGTTTAGACTTTTATATTTATGATTGGGACACACTAGTACAGGGTAATACTATAAACTGGTTAGACTTACAGACAGGTGATGTAGTAAGTAAGCAGCCACAATCTATCAATATCAACCCCTCACTCTATGCTGGGAGCGATACAAGTTTGAGTACTAGTGAAGTAGTAAATCAGTTTCAATTATCCTGTAGCCTAGAAGGACAAGATACTATAATTGAAAGTCCACTAAGTGAGGATAGTCTTAGGTCACACTACAAAGGACAGCAGCTAATACTCACGGAAATTAGTAGTCTGGGCAGTGGAAAAAGCGCAAACGAGGCTTTTAATGCAGCGGTAAAGGGACAGCCTACTACATACGATGCACTGACTGAGACTGACTGGTACATGAGGTCTATGTATAACCCAACATGGAAGTTACGTAGGAGTGAAGATATGTTAGAGGTTGATGAGAACGGAACAGGTATTAATCAGCATAAAGTGGCACAGTACCTAAGAGACCACCCCCTTACCCCTGCACTGCTTAGACTTGGTAGTGTAGAGAGAAAGGCAAAAGCAACCGATAACAACCCAACTAGTAAGATAGACACTGATAACTACCTAGTAATTAGTGTAGGCGGTAATGAGAATGACACAGCAGAAGGACACAAACCTAGCGACAATGACCTTAGAGACTGTTCCCCACTGATTGAATATGTAGGTAATAAGTCAGGTGGTGTATTTAGCCCCCCAGACAGTGAAACAACCAATTACCTAGTATTTAGTGGTAGCTTGTTAATGCAGCCTATCTTATATGAAAGTAGTGTAGGTAGAGCTAGTAGGGTATCAAATTATGACTTTATCCTAAAACATGGAGCTAGAAAGACACAGGGAAAAGAGTATAAGGCGGTTGTACCATTCTATGACCCACCTAGGAAAGATAATGTATTAGACCTTCGTAATTTAGACAGTAACCTAGTGAAGTCAGACGGTAACGAGGAGGGGCGATATTATACTAGGAAACATTATAGCGCAAGACTTAATACCGACAAGCCAACCTATAATAGTGGGGGCAGTTATTTCCAACCGTGGACTAAGGATAAGTCTTCCAAGGGATTACAGTTTGAGTATAGTAGTGTAGGTGATAGTACAGATAAATTCAGTAAGCTACCTATACTTGAATGTGAACTTAAGATAGGTAATAAGTATTGTGTTGAAACGGTCTTAGATGTGTACGGTGATAGTAAGTTTGAATGGTTAACACTCGATGAGATTAAGGCAAGACCAGACCTAACCTACCAAGACAACGGAACAACAACCTATAAAACTACATTCAGTCTAGGTATTAATCCTAAAATTGGAGACTTTATAATTGGGCAGGAACACAGTCTACAAAATACTATCGACTATACTATGAACCTCCAGAAGGAAGGAACGGCAATACCGATTAAGCAAAGTGACAGGCTTAGCGGTAAAGTTAGTTTTAAGATTATCTCACCTATACAGTTAGTTTGGGATAAGATTGTAAGACGACACCCAACATTTTTTAGGTCTACAAAATGGACTAATAATAGTAGGTACGTTTTAGCACACACCGAGAATATCATAATTAAAAACTTTGCTTGTAATATAGTGAGTGATAACGGTAAGCAGGAAAGTACTAGCGATAATGACCTAATATACTCTAGTGCAGCACAGACTAAATATATTAATAAGCATGATGGGACAGAGTTTAAGTATATCACACAGCTTAGTAGTAGTGAGGCAGTGGAAAAAGGTATTAAAAATGAAGTCTACCTAAACAGTGTCTTTAATACCACTACAAGCCTACCAGTGAGAACTATATATAATAAGGTGCTTGATGAGACAGGTAAGGCAGAGGAACACTATGTAAGTCAGTATTATAATTTCATGTCAAGGCCTAGGTTAAAGGTAGAGGTAACACTGAATGACATAGGGATAGATTTTACTAGTACATATCAATCTAAGACCCTAGGTAAGAAGTTCCTAGTACAGTCAGTTAGTAGGGATATTAGAAATAAAACAGCGAGGATAACATTATTAGAATTATGATAGATGTAGTAAGTTATGCAAAGAAAAAGGAAAGTGCAGGCAGTGGTGGAAGTGGTGTAGGTGGTGGACTAGGTGGCAGTCAGAATAGTACCTTAGAGCCTCACATACTTTGGGGACAAGTTTATGATGGTAGACACGACATAAGCGGAGACCTATTAGGAGTTGGTAATATCGAAAGTGACGGTAATGTTAGTGCAAAGGCTATCAATACGCAAATAGGTAAGATAGATAGCGTGACAGGACAGGAACTAAGATATACCACTATCATAGGAGGAAGTATTAGCGCAACAGATTCTACCATTACTAACCTAACTACTACCTCACATACTAGCCAATCACTGACCACCACTAACCTAAACAGTGATACAGGAACTATAACCGACCTAAGCACTCAATCACACAATACTCAACAGTTGACAGCTAAGGGAGTAGATACAGAGAGATTAACAGGTAAGGATATAGTAGTAGATAATCTGATAGTCAACAAAGCAGCACATTTCTTTAGTCTTAGCGTTGATGAGATAAAAGCAACACAAGGGCAGATTATAGTTACCCCTGCTAGTGGTGTCATAGAGAAGGTAGAAGTACTTGCAAGCGGTGATTATAAGTGCTGGTGGAAAAATACAGACAACCAAACTACTACTACACAGACTTTTAATGCAGGTGACTTTGTAGTGTGTCAGACTTTCAATACAGGACAATCTAGGTATTATTGGAGATTATGTACTGAGGCAGGTGGTAGTGACGGTTGGAATTATATTACCCTAAGCAAGACAGATAAAGACCCTGCTAGTGTGAGTGAACCGATGAAGGGGGATAATATTGTGCAGTTGGGTAATAGGACTGACACCACTAGACAGGCAGCTATAATAATCAGTGCACATAATACAGGTTACTTAGATAAAACTGTAGTAGCCCCTAGTATTGTTCAGTACCAAGGAATCAATGACTACAACCTAGAAACACATAGGCTAAATGTAATCAGTGTTGGTAAGAATATATTTAGCGGTGAATTTAGGGTAGACAATGGAAAGACACTTGAATCCTATATAGCAGACAGAATTAAACTAACTGCTAGTGGTACACCTTATATCGGATCTGGTGGAACTTGGATGATTTGGGATAAGGCTAGCAATACTTATAAAGACAGTAAGATACCAGCAAGGGGACAAGACGGTAGAGACGGCACTACACCACAGATTAAGAACGGTACTTGGTGGATTGGTGGTACTGATACTAGAATCCCTGCACAAGGTAGTAAGGGTGAGAAAGGTGAGAAGGGAGATAAAGGAGACCAAGGACTGAAAGGTGATGCAGGTGTTACCCCTAGAATAGTTGATAATGTTTGGTGGATAGGCAATACTAACACCAACGTACCTGCAAGGGGGCAAGATGGCAGAGACTTAGACCCAACATTATACTATAAACTCTATGACAGGGGCGGTAGTGCTGCAGCGGTAGATACTAATAACAGACTATCCCTAAACATTGACTTAGGACTGATAGAAGTAGTAGGTCAGAGTGCAAGTAGTGTAAGTTCAGATAATATACCTGCAAATAAGATACAATATAATGGTGGGCTGATTGCAATTAACAGGGAAGGTAGGTTTAAGCATACACAGACCCTACCATACACAGGACAGACTACCTTTACCTTTAACCTGCTAAGTGGTGATAAGCTGGTAGACTCATTCACTATCCCTGTTACCGTCCTACCTAGTACTGTATTTAGTGTTACAGACCAAATCAAGGCACAGGTACAAGACACAAAGCAGAGTATTAATAATGTAACAGGTAGGATAGGAACTGTTGAGAATAAGGTAACACAACTAACACAGACGGCAGATACTATTAAGACACAGGTACAGAATAATAAGACCAACCTAGACACCGTAACAGGAAAGATTAGGCAGGCAGAAAGTAGTATTAGTAGCCTCACACAGGAAGCAAGTAGTATAGAGCAGACTGTAACAGGGACAAGGACGGAACTAGATAACCTTAAGAATACCACTACACGAGACATTAACACACTCAGACAGACAGCTAGCGAAACGGAAAGTAAGGTTAGCAGAGTTGAAGAGACGGTTAGGGATTTTAGTGTTGGGGGTCAGAACTTATTAAATGGGGTTATAGATTTTAGACAGCCTACCCCACTACTACACACTAGCAAAGACAAAGACGGATATTTTTACTATAGAGGTGTAACTAGTGAGCTTTTAGAGGCAGGTAAGAAATACACGCTACAGCTAAAGAGTGATGGTGTCTTAGCTAGGGGACATGAGAAACAGGGAGATAAGTCTTTTACAGTCTGGTTATGTGGTAAATCTGATAACCTACTTTTTACTAGTGAGAACGCAGAGAGTGAATGCGTGTGGACCTTTACCTGCCCTACCACCGACCACTACATTTTAAGGCTAAACTCTTATAGTGACGGGGTTAAGTATGAAAGTATAAAGTTCTGGGATATTAAGCTAGAGGAAGGTAATATAGTAAGTGGTTGGAGTCCTAGTAGCAGTGACATTTATAACTATTATTCTAGGAATCGGGTAGGATTTGATTTTGTACAAAATTTCCCTAATGACCACCACCCAGCCCAAAGTATATCCTATAATCACAGTACAGACACTATTACCATGTCTTACAATATTAGCAGGGCAGGGGGTCAGTTACAGGACATAGATTATACCGTCTTGTTTGATAGTAATAGTAGCGCAATTCCAAACGGTCAGTACTTGGTTAGATTCACACCCTACCTCAGTGCAGCAGACGTAAGGTTACTAGTAGAGATTGATAATAAGGCAGGAACACAAACCCCTATAGATTATTCACAGCCTGCACACATAATTAGCGGTAGTGAGGTAAGCAGGGTAGTAGAAGTAAAGGATAACTACTTAAGGATATACTTTGAAAGCGCACACCAAGCAGCACAGGACACTACTAGGGATTGGAGTATTAGCCTAACAGGTTTGAAAGTAGTAAGGATTAACAGTACTGAGTCCTACCTAAAACAAAGTGCAGATAAAATAGAGGCTAAGGTACTGAATGGTGACATTATCCTAGATGCAAAGCGTGTAAGGGTTAAGAACGGTAATACTGAGACGGCCCTGTTTGAGAATGGTAAGATTAAGACCCGCTATATTGAAAGTCAAGGAGGCCTATTTAGTGTTAGTGAGGACGGTTTTTATTATCGTGGTACTGTTAAGGATGTAGAGAATGAAACGGTAGAAACTAAGATACATAATCACGGCCTCAGTACTAGGGTAGATGAAACTGTACTAAAAGACGGTATATTTCAGTCTGTTAAAATATCACCTTACTCTAGAGATACAAACATTGACATAGTTAGTAATAGTCAAGAGGCGATTAGTATTAGTAGCGTATCAAATAACCTAGAGGCAGCTATATCAATTACGGACGGAGCGGTGTATGGACTGAGGGCGTTAACTAGGCGGTATAAAGGCGGAAACTATACCCTAGACACTTATGTTAAGAACGTAATAGTAACAGGTGCAAGTGACCTAGATAACCAAGTAATCGGAAACCAAGGAACTAACCTACAGCTACCAGACAATGACCTACTAACTAAGGGTATGTTAAGCCCTAACCCAACAAGTGCAGAGCGTGTAAAGTATATAAATAAGTACCACCAAACACCAGAGAACTTACAAGCAGGACAGGAGTACATTATCTATAAGCGAAGTAGTGGTAGACTAGTGATAAGTGTAGATGATGACCCACACAAGAAAATTAGTATAGTAAAGTATAACCAAGGCAATGTAGAAATAGTAAAGTCTGTATTATTCACTGTTAACTGGGTAGGTATTATTAAAGTCTTGTATGACGGTCAGAATTGGAACTTATATGTAGATTCAACTAACTACTAACAAATACTAAACTACTATGAAATTTGAGAGAGAACACAGAGACCTAATAAGTTATGCAACTGCCGTACTATTAATTATTAGTGGTGTTGTCTTAGCTTTCTTTAGTTTCTTTATCTTACACCTAATTGAGAACTCTATACTCGGATTCTTAAGTCTTGGGATTACCTTTGCTGGGGCTGTCTTTGGAATTACTCAGATACTTAAAGAGAAGTTTGAGGCCTATAAGATTAGCACTAACAAGGCAATCATTAAGAAACTGAATGAACAGGGAGAAGATAAGGATAAGAAAGAGGAAGTAGAATAGGTCTTTGCAGTCCGTGGTATCTAGTAAAGGGTATCACGGACAATTTTTTTTAACTCTTTTTAGTACAACCCGATATTATTTTATTTTGATAGTTGAAATATTCTACCTATCTTTGCAGTGTAATAATTAAAAACTTTAGCAATATGGAACAGACTAGAAAATTTGATGTAGTGTTTAATGATGACACAGATAGTAGCTGTAAAGGTTTTAGTGAGAGCTATGAAGACTGCTTAGATTACATTAAGGCTTATAACGGTACAAGTTATAGTTATTTTGGAGACTATAAAGGGGGTACAGTTAGCATAGTAGATAGTGAAACAAGGGAAGAGGTTTATAGTGAGCCTGTTAAGTAAGTAAAACATAGCCCAGTCTTTAAGTAGGTTGGGCTTTTAATTTTCTAAAGGTATGGCAAGGTTAAGTAGTGAACAGATAGAGGAAGTAGTTAGACTGTATAGAAGTAAGAAGTACAGTATAAAAGAGATACTAGCACTGACAGGGGTAGGTAGTGAACAAACAGTGTATAGAATCATTGCAGGTAGGGATGATATAGAAATGATGAGAAGAACAAGCCCTACTAAGAAATATAGTGTTAATCTAGATACTGAGGCGGTTAGGGTCTTAGAAACAGTTAACCCTAGAAATATTAGCCAGTGGATTAATGACCTAATTGTTAAAGCTGGTGAGGACTTGATGATTAGAATAGAGACAGACAAGACAGAACAGGCTAAGGAGGTACTACAGGGGTTAGGGCTTGAATATAGACTTAGCAGGGAACAGGTTAAGAAGAGGTGGGCTAGTATGAAATATCCTAGCTTAGATTATAACTACCCAGCAACTAAGGAACTAATCGACAGTGCTATTAACTTTACCCTACAGAAGACTAACTACTTTACAGTGGACGGTGGGAAGATAGAAATAGAGGTAGGTATGAAGGATAGAAAGAAGGTAATAGCAGCACTGAAAGAATTAGGTATAGAGGTAAAAGACAGGGCTAAGAAACTAACTACCCTAACAGAACAGCTACAGGAACAGATTAGGAAAGGTCTAGAGAATAAAGAGGTACAGGCAGAACTAAAGAGGCTTGGAAAGAGCAGCAGACATTATTATACTGTTGCCTATGAAGTACTAGATAGGGCAGGATATAGATTTAACCCACTCAAGCACCCAGCAAGCCTAGAACAAAGTAAGTGGGCTGAGACATTCAAGGAGACAGGGGATAGAAGGACACTAAAAAGCAATCTAGACCTATTAGAAGAAGACGATACAGACAAGCTAGGGACACTAATAGAAGGTATTTTGTATAGTGTACATTCAGAATCTTAGTAATACTTGCAAGACCACCTAAGACGTACTAACTTTGCAAACGTAATCAATAAACAAGGAAGTGGAGGCACACTATAAACAGCAACAGTTAACTATGCAGATTGAAGAGTTAGTTAAGAAATTTGAAGAGATGGTAGGTGTACGTAACTGTAACTTTAAGTATGTAAGGCCGTTTGTTACCTATAAGTTTGGACGTAATGAAGGTGAGAAGATTGAGAACTTAGATAAAGAGGCACTATTAAAAGCCTTAGAGTACTTTAAGTCTAAGCACTGTTTGGTAAGTAAGGAGGACGCAATTTGTAGGTTAAAATATTCTATGCTAAGTTCAGAAGACCTAGAAGAGATTAAGAGTAGCCTAGATAACACAATATTTGAGGCTATGCAAAGAGAGGTACAGGATGAATATAGGAACATAGAAAGAGAACAAGACGAGATAAATGAGAGAAGAAGAAGATATGAAGAAAAGAGAAGACTAGTAGAAGATAAGATACGACAGACAGAAGTACTAGAGTCTAGGTAGTATTAGGTAAGATAGTTTTACTTTCATTTTAACACAAAACACACTAGAGTAGCTTGACTGAGAAGTTAGGCTACTTTTTTTTATTCCTAATAATTTGGAGGTGTCCCAAATGTTTATTAACTTTGCACCTAGTACCCCAAGCCTTAAAGTTATCGAAACTGAGAGCTATAATACTGAACATCAATGAGTTACCTATATCTGGGCAATTCATAATGTTTTTGTATTATAAATAGGCTTGTCGTGAGACAGGCCTTTTTATCTTTTATGTAGTTTTTACCTACGAGAATATAAATCATAAAGCACCAATTGATTACTCAAATGGTGCAGTTTATTCTTTTGGAATAATAATAAGTATTGTTTTATTTTATTCTATTAAATGAGAATTTATCCTCTTTTAATGATTTCCCATTATTAAACATTTTCAAGGAACGGTTTCCCAAAATAGAAGAAGTAAACTTTACAATACCGTTACTATATGTATAGGTAACAGTTTCATCTCTCATTTTACATTCTTCCATCATTCTTCTGTAACCACTCTCAAAAGTTGAAGAGTATGCGTCACCTCCAATAGTTGCAGTAGTTTTATTTTTTTTCATAACAGGTCTAGTATAAACCTTTACTTTTGTAGCAGAAATAAATTGGAGATTAAATGTAAATTTCAAAGAAAAAGCCTCATTATCAAAACATGCTAATTTAGGGTCTGTTTCTGATCCAAAGATAAACTGAAAAGTGTGACCAACTAATGGTGTAGTAGTTTTAGGACGCTGATAATTTGAGTTGCATAATGTCATAAAGTTATAAGATACAGGTGTGAACATTGCTTTTGTAGTTGATGTTCTGGAGTATACCATTGCCCTTGTCTTACCGATAGCATTGTAATTGCATAATAACAAAATGCCTAAAAATACTATAGTACGTTTCATAAATGATTTGTTCAT